TTTCGTATGACAATTGGTAGGGGTAAGAAACAACGGCGTTAAAGCCGGAGTTTGTCCAGGCTTTGATCCGCGACCCGCGCGTATTTGTTGGGCCTAAGTATTTGGTCTGAATGGCGATCATGGTTTAGTTTCCTTTCAAAATTCGTTATCAAGGGCGCTTTTTAGCGCGTCATAGTCTTTTGACATTAGCGCGGCGAATACAGCGTCATTCTCAAGGGCTAACGCGGGATCAATAAGGCGCTCAAGGCATAGGGCGACAAACTCATTTTTAGTCATTTTCACGGCTCCAAAGTAAGAAAATAAAGTTTATTGAGTGACTACAAGTTNAAAGATACNNGAATCAGACAATTAGTGCAANGGATTGTTTTACATTTCCTTACAAGTTTAGGGGTNAATTTGTGGACAATGTGGGTCAAGTGTGGGTTAGGGGAAAAAAGAGAATGACCCACGCTTAGAGCCTTACAAATAAAGGGTTTGAGGGGTTTGTGGATAATGTGGACTATTTAATTAGAGATTTATTTAAGAATTTATTATATGGATATGGGGCTTATAGCGTTGGGGCCACGCTTAGGGGCTGCGCAAAAGGGGGTACAGCGATTTGTGTTTTAAAAAACATGGTCCACAAATACCCCGTTTTTAGCCCTTTTTCCTTTATTTTCAAGTACTTAGCGATTTTCGAGAATGGTCCACACAAATGGTCCACAAATTCGATTTTTGCCTTTTTGTTATCTGGCCGTAGACCCTTGGCCAAATTACCAAGCAAATCACCTTTAGCACCTAAAACCAAATGGTCCACATGGTCCACAACTAGGGTCTGCAACCCTTAGTTAATGGTCCACATGGTCCACATGGTCCACATGGTCCACATGGCCCACGCCTAGGCATGGCATGGCCGCGCATGGCCTGGGCTACTTGCTTTCAATTACTAACTGACTGGTCGGTCAGCTATTGAGCTGCTAGCTGCGTGGCTTGGGGCTGTTTTATTTCGAGGCCCCCGGGTAGGGCCTGCGATGGGGCCGGTGAGCGCTGGGAGGGGATGCAAAAACTTTTTATTTTTTGCAAAATAGTCGTATACTCCCAGCCATGACGTTCAAATCCCTGCCATTTGAGCCTCGTGAGGTAAAAGCCACTGAGGCGCGTCTGCAGCGCATATACGACGCTGCTAGGCTTGGTTTGCGTGGCGACAGTCTGGCGCTTGCCTCAGGCCTTCTGCCGGTCGAATTTAGGCGTCTGTGCGAGTTCGACCCAATAGCCGAGATGGCCATGCTAAAAGGCAAAGCTGACGGCGAGCAGGAAAACGCAGGGCTACTGCAAGAAGCCGCGCGTCAAGGCGACGCAAAAGCCGCGTTGGCCATACTGCAGCACGTACACGGCTGGGTGGCTAAGCAGTCGATTAGCGTAGACGTGGATCAGCGCATTAGCGTGCTGACCGCGCTAGACATGGCGCAAAAGCGCGTGATTGAGGCTAATGCCTTGGATGTTACGGACGTGTCGCACCTAACCATAGAGACATCGGATGCAAGAACCTCAGTTTAGNGCCCAAGAGGAAATGGAGTTGATGAGCCGCCTTTGGGCGCCGCAAGTCAAGGACAACCCGCTAGCCTTTGTGATGTTTACTTTCCCGTGGGGGCAGCGCGGCACACCGCTTGAGCGCTTTAACGGCCCGCGTAAATGGCAGCGCGAGGTGCTAATTGAGCTAGCNGAGCATATCAAGAACAACAACGGCAAGATCGACTTTGAGACTTTTAGGCTTGCGGTCAGTTCTGGCCGTGGTATTGGCAAGTCGGCACTCGTTAGCTGGGTGGTTATCTGGATGCTATCTACGCGGATAGGGTCTACTACGATCGTGTCGGCTAACAGCGAGGCCCAGTTGCGGTCGGTCACTTGGGCCGAGATTACTAAGTGGCTCAGCATGTCGCTAAACAGCCACTGGTTTGAGGTGTCGGCTACTCGCGTGATGCCGGCTAAGTGGCTGACAGAGATAGTCGAGAAGGATCTGAAGAAAGGCACGCTGTACTGGGGCGTGGAAGGCCGGCTTTGGTCGGCGGAGAACCCTGACGCCTACGCCGGTGTGCACAACTTCGACGGTGTGATGGTGGTGTTTGACGAATCAAGCGGTATTGACGACGCCATCTGGTCGGTCACAAGCGGCTTTTTTACGGAAAACACGCCAAACCGCTTTTGGCTGGCGTTTTCTAACCCACGGCGCAATACGGGGTACTTTTTTGAGTGTTTTAACTCCAAACGGGAGTTTTGGCGCACTAAAAACGTGGACGCCCGCACGGTAGAAGGCACGGATAAGGCGGTCTACCAGCAGATTATTGACGAGTACGGGGCTGAATCTAGCCAGGCGTACGTTGAGGTGTACGGTCAGTTTCCCGATGCGTCCGATGACCAGTTTATTTCTAGCCTTTTGGTCGATGAGGCCATGAAACGGCCACGGTATAAGGACTTAAGCGCCCCGATCTGCATAGGCGTAGACCCAGCCCGCTTTGGATCGGACGCCACGGTTATTGCAGTGCGGCAAGGACGGGATCTGGTTGAGATCAGACGGTTTAGGGGCGACGACACCATGACCGTAGTGGGCCATGTGATCGAGGCGATTGAGGAATTTAACCCTGCAATGGTGGTGATTGATGAAGGCGGCGTTGGCGGTGGGGTGGTAGACCGGCTAAAAGAGCAGCGCTATAAGGTGCGGGGGCTAAACTTTGGCAGTAAGTCTAAGCAGCCCGTCATGTACGGCAACATGCGGGCGCAGATCTGGGGGGCTATGCGAGACTGGCTAAAAACGGCTAGTATTCCCCATGACAGGCTGCTTAAGACGGACTTAATATCGCCGTTGATGAAGCCGGACTCAAAAGGGACAATATTCTTGGAAAGCAAAAAGGACATGAAGGCTAGAGGCCTAGCCTCACCCGATGCGGCAGACGCCTTGGCGGTCACTTTTGCGTTTTCGTTGGCCCATAGAGAAAAAGTTGAAAAAACCATTTACAAGGGGTATGCTTCCCGCAGTGTTGCAACCTCATGGATGGGGGCTTGACATGCCGTTGGTTAAATCTGCAAGCAAAGAAGCGTTTAGGAAAAATGTAGCGGCTGAGATTCGCTCAGGCAAAAAGCCCGAGCAAGCCGTTGCAATAGCCCATTCGGTTAAGCGCGAAGCGGCTAAGTCGCCAAGCAAAAGTAAGGGTAAGTAAATATGAAAAACATATTTAGACACATCATGCAAAGCGCCGAGCGCGCGGCTGCCAGCCCTTACGGCGACCCACGCGAAGCGCCTCAGCAGTATCAACCTCAGCAGTTTGCGCCTCAAGACATGCCTCAGGGTATGCCTCAAGACATGCCTCAAGACATGCCTCCAGACATGCCTCAGGGTATGCCAAACCAAAGCCCATTTGGTAATGGCTTTTTGTTTGGTAAGTTAGGCAGGCAAATGGGGCAAATGCAACAACGGCAGTCTGATTTGTACAATCAGCGCGCACAGTTTTTTCAAAACTACGACCCAAGTATGGGCGCGCAAGGCGCTATGCAATATTTGCGTGGGGCTAAAGGTAATAAAGGCTTTGGTGGAATGTTCCGTAGATTTGCTAATACGGCGCATAACATGAATCAGTTTGGTCAATATCAAAATCAACTCGCCGGCATGCAAGACCCATCGCAACGGCAGTCCATTATGACAAACTTTCTAAATACGCTTAGATGAGCGACAAAAAAAACATACTTGATACAATGCGCAGCCGTCTTAAGATGGCTATATCGGCGTATTCTGAATCGCGTGAAAATGAGCTAGACGACCTTCGGTTTATGGCTGGCTCGCCCGACAACATGTGGCAATGGCCGCAAGACGTGCTGTCTACACGCGGCTCGGTGCAAGGCCAAACGATCAACGCTAGGCCATGCTTGACGATCAATAAGCTGCCGCAACACGTACGTCAAGTAACAAACGAGCAGCGTCAGAATCGGCCTACAGGCAAAGTAATTCCTGCAGACGACCACGCTGACATTGAGGTTGCTAACATCTTTAACGGCATTGTGCGGCATATTGAGTACATGTCAGACGCTGATACGGCATACGATACAGCGTGTGAAAACCAAGTGACGTACGGCGAGGGTTATATTCGCTTGCTTACCGAATACTGCGATGAAGATAGCTTTGACCAAGATATTCGCATTGGCCGTATTCGTAATAGTTTTAGCGTCTACATGGATCCAAACATCCAAGACCCATGCGGTGCTGACGCCCAGTGGTGCTTTATCACCGAGGACATTACCAAAGAGCAGTACGAGCGTGATTATCCTAACGCGCAGCCCATCTCATCTATTCAGCAACAAGGCGTTGGCGATCAGTCGCTATCCCAGTGGCTAACCGAGTACAACATCCGTATTGCGGAGTATTTCCACTACGTACACGAGCCTGCAACGCTAAACCTTTACCCAGGCGGCATTACCGCTATTGAGGGAAGCCCCGAGGCTAAAGAAGCTAAGCGCATGGGCCTAATGCCTATTCGCACCCGCCCCGTAGACCGTAAAAAGGTCATGTGGTGTAAGACAAACGGGTACGAAATGCTAGAAGAACGCGAGTGGGCAGGCAAATGGATTCCAGTCGTGCGGGTAGTGGGCAATGAGTTTCAGAT